CTGGTGAATGGGTCCTACTTTGGACTTATAATCTAAAACCCGAAATAAACTTACTGAGTGATTTTCAAATATCACAATGGATTAGAGATTACTTTACTGCCACATGTAAATTGATGGTTGGCGAAGCTCGTGAAATGTTTGCTCAATATGCTGGGCCTCAAGGTGGCTCTTCTATGAATGGGCAAGCTCTAAAAGCCGAAGCAAAAGAATCCATTGAAAAGTGCCTGGAAGAACTTAAACTGTATGTAGATGCTAGCCAGCCGTTGACTTGGGTCATTGGTTAACATCTTTTCAAAGTGTCTAGAAAGCAAGTGAGTTTTATGTTATACTTGCTTTATGGATATTATGATAGACATTGAGACAGTTGGAACTGGCCCCGAAGCTTGTATCCTTACTATTGCTGCACAATGTTTTGATCCGCTTGTACGTCACGATTTACTAAAACTCCAAAATTTTTATTGCCGAGTTGACATTGACAGTCAACCCACTCGCAAAATTGAACAAAGCACAATTGATTGGTGGGCCACTCAGCCCTTAGAAGCTAAAAACGAAGCATTTAACGAACAAGATCGAATTCCTCTTGAAGTTGCTTTACAAAATTTGACCAAAATAATTTGGCACTGTAAACGTGTCTGGGCAAATGGTCCTACTTTTGACATGAATATACTTGAACATGCTTTCAAAAGTTACAACATGGCCTTGCCCTGGCAGTACTATCACGTGCGTGATGCTAGAACAATATATTCCTTGTGGCCCGACTTACAAAAATATCCAGCTAGTCATCATGCCCTAGAAGACTGCCGTAGACAAATTGATCTTTTGCATGACACGTTAGAATTCTTAAAAATAAAGGAACTAGCATGATTATAGGATTCGTCGGTTTAATTGGCACTGGTAAAGATACTGCTGCTGATTATCTTATAAACTCGCATGGATTTGTACGTGATAGTTTTGCCAGTGCATTAAAGGATGCAGTAAGTGTAGTGTTTGGATGGGATAGGCAGCTATTAGAAGGGCGCACTGCTGAAAGTAGAGCATGGCGAGAACAAGTTGATCCGTGGTGGAGTCAACGATTGCAGATGCCCGAACTTACCCCAAGATGGGTTCTACAACATTGGGGCACAAATCTATGCCGCGAAGCATTTCATAATGATATCTGGATCGCTGCATTAGAAAATCGCCTTAGATCTAACAAAAATAATATAGTAATTACTGATGTAAGATTTCCCAATGAAATAGCTGCAATTAGAAATATAGGAGGCAGAATTTACTGGATTCAAAGAGGACAGTTGCCCGAGTGGTACGACTGCGCTTTATTGGAAAACAGTACTTCTTGGGATCAACAATGGCTTCTTGAAGATGCTAATCAATTAATGGAACAAAAGTACCCAAACGTTCATAATTCAGAATGGGCTTGGATTGGCCAAATTTGGGACGGCATAGTGACAAATAATACCAGTGTTGACGATCTTTATGCCCAACTCAAAAATCTGGTTCAAGATCACCTCGCCGCCAGCTAGTATCACTTCTTATCAAAACTTCTACACAGTTTCGACACGCACATCTTAAATTAGTAAGCTCGGAATTATTCAAATCACCATCAATATGGTATACTACAATTTGACTAGTATACCTGCTTCTAAATCCGCATAGGTCACAGGTATTTCTTTTTTTAAAACCGCGTAACTGCCATCTTGGCTTTGGTGGTTTGAGCTGCCTGCTTTTTTTAATACAGTACTCACAACGAGTTCTGTAGTGGGCAATACCATCACGATAATAGTTGATTGCACGAAACCGTTGCTGACACACTGAACAAATAGGTCTTTTCACTCTGTATTTACATGAAACCTTTGCAAAGGGTAGACACAGACGGTGGTTTTTAGTTTTTCCACTAAATATCATTAACTTTTTAAAGGAAGCATTTATGGCACTTACATCACCTGGCGTACAAGTTACCGTTATTGACGAGAGTAACTATCTTCCATCCGCCACCAATACCGTTCCTTACATTTTGTTGGCCACAGCCTCGAACAAAGTTCAAGGTTCTGGTGTAGGCGTTGCCCCTGGTACGCTCGAAGCCAATGCTAACAAAATTTATCTAATCACAAGTCAAAGAGATCTTGCAGCTACTTATGGTAATCCATTCTTTTACAAGACTACAACTGGCACAGCAATTAATGGATATGAGTTAAACGAATATGGATTGCTTGCTGCTTACTCAGCTTTGGGATTGACAAATCAGTGTTACGTACAGCGAGTAGATATTGATCTAGCTGAATTAACAGCAAGTCTCTCACGCCCAACTGGCGACCCAGATTCAGGAACATATTGGTTTGACACTGCAACAACAAGTTTTGGATTCTTTGAGTGGAACGCAACAACTTCTGCATTTGTTCGTAAAGTTCCTTTGGTATTAACTTCGTTATCTCAAGTTGAAGATGCACCTAGTACTCTACCTTTACAGTCAATTGGTAGTATTGGTGATTACGCTGTTAACGCAACGAATTTTTTCAATCCCTGTTATTACAAAAATTCTGATAATAATTGGGTGTTAGTTGGTAGCGATGCTTGGAAATTATCTTGGCCAACAGTTCAAGGATCAACTGCACCTGCATCATTGGGTGTTGGTGGTGTGTTGTCTATTAATGGAACTGCGTTCACTATTCCTGGTATACCTAACAACACCGTTGACAATTTAGTAACTCAAGTAAATGCAGCTTCAATTCCTGGTATAGTTGCAGAAAATATTGGAGGACGTTTTACAATTTTTGCAGATAGCAGTGCTACCAGTGACGGTTCAACAGCAGATGGTGGTATTGTTACTATTGAAAATTCAGTTGGAACACCTTTAACTGATTTAGGTATTACTGAACGAAGTTATTATACTCCAGACCTACAACAAAGTCCAAACTACACTGTGCCTAGATGGCGCTTGACTGATACATTCCCTCGTCCTACAGGTAGTTTATGGTTTAAGACCACTGCAACTAACAACGGAGCAAACATAGTTGTTAGCCGTTGGGATACAACTTTAGGTGACTTTGTAACACAGGCTTGCCCTGTATACGCAAGCGACGCAGCCGCAAACTATGCTTTAGATCCTAGTGGCGGCGGAAGAAATATTCCTGCTAATGCTACCTATGCACAATTTGATGCACTTATGGATATGACACAAACGCTTCACTTGTGGCGTCGTAGATCAACAGGTGCAACTAATGTTGCTGGTGCTGTTCAAAACCCAGTGTTTGTTAGTAGTTCTGCCTTTTCAATATCAGCCAGCACAAGTGGTTCTAATGCACTATCAGTGCCTGTGACCGCAACAATTTTAGGAAGCACACCATCTGACTTTATCACAGCAGTTTCTGCGGCAGCAGTGCCTCATGTTAGTGCAGGCATAACATCTGACGGAGAGTTGTTCTTATCGCATAGTCAAGGTGGTGTAATTATTATCCAGGACACAGTTGGCACACCATTAACAGCAGCAGGCTTTGATGTTACGGCTAGAGCATATCCAGAAGGTGGTTACATTATTAGCAACTGGGCATCATTTGATTATACTGCAAGTGCTACTCGTCCATTCCAAGACCCACCTGACGGTCGCATGTGGTATTATAGTGATAGCACTGTAGCTGATATTATGATTAAAGGCAATACTGGTTGGCAGGGTTATAGAACTGTGACAAATGATGTACGTGGTTATGACTTAACATTAACCAATGCAACTGGTCCAATCTTCTCACCAACCGAGCCCGAGACACAAAACGACGAAGGTCAGAGCCCATTGGTCTACGGAGACTTATGGATTGATACATCTGATTTAGAAAATTTCCCGGTAATTTACCGCTATGAAAATGTAGCGGGTTCGGATCTATGGGTTTTAATCAACAATACAGATCAAACCACAGAAAATGGTTGTTTGTTTGCTGATGCACGTTGGGCACCAAATGGTAACACTGATGTAGTCAGTGGGGCCTATCCGCAAATTACTGAACTATTAGTCAGTGATTATCTTGATCTTGATGCTCCTGATGCTGATTTATATCCTTCAGGTATACTACTCTTTAACACTCGTAGAAGTGGATTTAATGTCAAAGAGTTTAAGTCAAATTATTTTAATGCGCAACGTTTTCCCGACCAGACATTACCACAGTACAGAAATACATGGTTATCAACATCTGGATTACGAAATGACGGTTCACCATATATGGGTCGTCAAGCTCAACGTGCTATGATTGTGCAGGCTCTAAAAGCTGGCGTAGATGCAAGCACAGCGGCTAGAGAAGAACAGAATCAATTCACTTTATTATCCTGCCCACAGTATCCTGAACTTGTTCCTAATTTGGTAGCCTTGAATAATGAACGTTCTAACACTGGATTTATAGTGGGAGACACACCATTACGTCTGCCTCCAAATGGTGCAGAATTGGTAGCTTGGGCAAATAATAATAATGGTGAAGGCTTGTCTACTAACGATGGCTTGATACGTTCTGACAGATATGCTGCTGCTTTCTATCCAAGTTGCCAAACCACAGATTTGTCAGGTAGTACAGTTGTGCAGCCTCCAAGTCATATGATGATTCGTACTATCATACAAAATGATAATGTAGCGTTTCCATGGTTTGCACCAGCTGGAACAAGACGAGGAGTTATTGATAATGCGTTTGCAATTGGGTATATCCAAGCTGATACCGGCGAATTTATTCAAATTGGTGTAAATCAGGGTATTCGTGATGTACTGTATCAAAACAATGTAAACCCAATTACATTTGTTCCTGGCATTGGTATTACAAACTTTGGTAATAAAACGACGTTTGGTGAAAATACTGCAATGAATCGAATAAACGTAAGCCGATTGGTTGCGTTTATGCGAGCAAGATTAGAGACTATTGGTAAACAATATCTATTTGAACCAAATGATCAAATTACAAGAAACGATATTAAGTTACAAATTGAAAATCTATGTATTGATCTAGTGGCTAAACGTGGAATTTACGATTACTACGTTCAGTGCGATAGTCAAAACAACACACCAGCTAGAATTGATGCCAACGAGTTGTGGGTTGATATTGCAATTGAACCTGTCAAGGCTGCGGAATTTATCTATATTCCACTACGCTTGAAGAATACTGGTGAAATCGCAGCGGGTAATGTAGCAAGCTCTCAGGCAATTTAAAGCAGGCGAAATTATCCGGTGAGTACTAGGTAAATATAGATATAGGAGAACACAATGGCTGTTTCATCATTAACAAGAATGACAGTACCACTGGCTAGCGATCAATCTGCGTCTACCCAGGGTCTGTTAATGCCCAAATTAAAATATCGATTCCGTTTGGTATTTGAAGGATTTGGAGTTGCAACAGGAACGAGTCGCACTGAACTTACTAAGCAGGTTGTAAGTGCGGCACGCCCTAATGTATCATTTGAACAAATTAATGTTCCAATTTATAACAGTACATTAAAATTAGCAGGCAAACATGCATGGCAAGACATGGAAGTTGTTTTACGTGATGATGCCGGAGGTAATGTTTCTAAATTAGTTGGTGAACAACTACAGAAACAACTTGATTTTATGGAACAGGCATCAGCGGCAGCTGGTATTGATTATAAATTCCAAATGCGCTACGACGTATTAGATGGCGGCAACGGGGTAAGTGAACCAATTGTTCTTGAGACATGGGAAATTTATGGCGCATACCTAAAGTCAGTCAACTACGGCGACAGCAACTATGGAACCAACG